CACTAATTTTAACGACGATGGAACTCTTACAGTTCAACTCTCCTCATCTTCTGGTACCAGAGAAGTATCGTTTGCTTTTGAGGATATAAGAAAAGACTTCAATACAAATCCGGTAATGACCAATACAACAATCTCTTCCGTCGTACCGGGTACTTTAGCAGAGGACTATTGGTTAGGTGAGACATTTGAAGAAAACTACAGAAGGGTCACGTCATCCGCCAACGCCGGCCGCGGATTATTCGCCATAGCAGTACAATTGACAGATGGTATGGATGACTTCAAGAGCTTGCAGCATGGATTAACCGCAGCTAGAACTGGCTGGGTATTTGGAAACGATACTTCTGGAAACCCTTTGACCTATACTGCAGATAATCAGCAGAAACTTTTTAGAATTATTGCTACTCAAGAAGGCTTTGAAGCTAGCAAGGATTTAATGATCGGAATTGAAGATATTAAGCCAGCTAGAGCAGGAGCACTTGAAAGATTCGGCACCTTTTCGGTGGTGGTGAAGAAAATAACCTCTTCAGACGTCGTTCAGGTAGAAAGGTTCGATGGTTTAAACTTGAACCCTGATTCAACTAACTTCATCGCACGACGCATCGGTGACACTTACATGGAATGGGACTCGGTACAGAAGAGAAATAAGATGTATGGAAGTAATTTGAATGTTTCGGAATTTATTAGAGTCGAAATGAACTCTGAGATAGAGACTCAAGGTGGCCCAATAAATACAGAAACAGTACCGTTCGGCTTTTTCGGAGCAGTTGTTCCAAAAACTTTCCAAGACTCAGTTCTTGCCAACGCCCGAGTTGTTACTACGGGTACTTGGACTGCAGCAAAATCGTTAGGCTTACAGTTATCTGGAACTGTGCAGCTTACCGGTGGCATGAATATTAAGTACCCAACCGCGCCATTGGTTGCAACTGGATCTACAGAGCCAGGCCAATCTGCAGGATATATGTTTGGCGTAACTCCATACAAGCAGACTTACTCTTCAGGAGCGGGAACACCAACAAGAGAGATTAATAAGGGTTATGTGGATTTTGTTCGAATAATGTCCGACTTGGGAACTTTGATAGATGATCAACTTGCCGGTGATGTCAACGCGTTGTCAACAGGGTCAGTACCTTATAAATTTACTTTGGATGACGTTATTTTAACCCCTAAGACGGGGATAACTCATGCAGCACTGACGGGCCCGGGCGAGGTAGAATCAGTGGTGTATACCTCAGGATCTAGAGCAGCTAATCTCAACAACGGAACTGGATCCTGGACTCAACATGTGGACAGATCTGGCTCATGTGATCTTAGAACTTTCTTGGACATTGTTGGCGGGTTTAACATGCCTCTTGCCGGCGGTAATGACGGTGTTAACATCGTAGATGCAGACCCATTTAACATGGGAGTTATAGATTCAGATTCAACTACGGCAAACTCTTATGCTTATGCTTCTGTAGATAGAGCAATCGAGATGATAAGAGACCCAGAACTAGTAGAACACAACCTTGCAGCAATGCCTGGTATTACTAACACCACCTTGACAACAAAGCTTGTTAGAACGTGTGAGTCGAGAGGGGACTCTTTAGCAATCATTGACTTGCCAGATGTTTATGTGCCTCCATTTCAAGCAAAATGTTCAACCTTTAAACAAAGAGTCGACGGCACAACGCCAGAGACATCAGCGAAGAACTTGGTAGCTCGTCAACTTAACTCATCATATGGAGCAGCTTACTATCCATGGGTGAAGGTTAAGGATGAGGACTTTAATAGAGACGTCTGGGTGCCACCTTCAGTGGTTGCACTAGGGGTCATGGCCTACACTGAAGAGCGCGACGACGTTTGGTTCGCACCTGCAGGCTTTAACAGGGGTGGACTTAACACTGGGAACGCTGGATTGCCAGTATTACAAGCTTCGGAGCAACTACTTGCAAAGGACAGAGATACACTATATGCAGCAAACATTAATCCAGTTGCACAGTTCGTATCAGAAGGGTTGGTTATATTTGGACAAAAGACACTTCAGAGTACACATTCTGCGCTTGATAGAATAAACGTCAGAAGACTGTTGATTTTTGTAAAGAAGGAGGTTTCTAGAATTTCTAACAACCTTCTTTTCGAACAAAATGTACAGGCTACATGGTCGAGGTTTACAAACCAGGTAGTACCTTTCCTTAATCGTGTAAAGACGCGATTTGGATTGTCAGACTTCAAGGTTATCTTGGACGAGACAACAACGACACCAGATCTTGTTGATAGAAATATCATGTATGCAAAGGTTCTTTTGAAGCCGGCAAGATCTATTGAATTCATTGCGGTTGATTTCGTGATAACAAACACAGGAGCTTCTTTCGACGATTAAGAAAAAGTTTCTTTAACACTATTTAATTTAGGAGATATTATAACATGGCAAATAACTTTTGGAATATAGCGAGCGTCGAGCCAAAACGTTCATTTAAGTTTTTACTTTACTTTAACGGGATGCCACAGTTTGTAGCGAAATCTGTAACAAAACCAAACTTTCAGATTTCAACAACACCGCATAATTTTTTGCAGCACCAATTTAATTTTCCAGGAAAAGTTACTTGGCAGCCAATAAACATTACTATTGTTGACCCGATACAACCAGACTCTGCAGCTAGCTTATACAACATCATAAGAAACGCAGGATACGTTGTACCGCCAGACGTCGCATCAGATGGTGATTCTGGAAAGAGAACACTTAGCAAGCAAGGGATGGTAGAGCAACTTGGAAACAGAATCCAGATTGACCAGATCGGCCCTGGGGGCGCCCAGGATGTCAAGGAAAGATGGCATCTCAACAACCCTTTGATCACTTCGGTGACTTTTGGTGATTTAAGTTATGACAACGATACCATTTTGAACATTACAATTGGAATAACTTATGACTGGGCAGATCTCAACGATGGTGGTCTACCAAAAGCCCCAACAACCTGGGATCCGTCCACAGGCGTCGGTGGCACTACACTTACATAATAAAGAAAGAGAGGCATTATGTCGAGAAACTCGAAGAAGTTTCAAAAACAGAGCAAGTCAGAACGCTCAAAGGATATAAAGACAAAAAATCAGGACCCAAAAGAAAATATTCTTTCCAAGTTGTCTTTTATTGCAAGTACACAAACAATACAGCTGCCCACCGAAGGCTTACATTACCCTAAGAGTAGTCCTCTTTATGGCGTGGCGGAGGTAGAGGTAAAACACCTCACAGCTAAGGAGGAAGACATGCTCGCCTCCTTGGCATCAACCAATTCAAAGGATATCTTCGCCCGCGTGGCCCAGAGCATACTGGTCAGTCCTCAGCTAGACACGTCTTTGTTTTGTCAAGAGGATTTGACGGCAATATTGTTGCAAGCAAGAATAACAGGATTCGGAAAAACCTATACAGCATCTGAGTTTTGTACAGCATGCACCCAAGTGACGCATTTCGAGTACGACTTGACAAGACAAGAGGTCGTCAAACCATCCCTCAAAGGTGTGTCATACGATCCGTCAGAAAACACTTACGAAGTTGTACTTCCAACTTTTGAGGATATGAGAATCAAATTGAAAGTTCTTTCTGAGGAAGATTATACCTCTCTTGACAGAGAGGAACAAAAAAAGAAAGAGCTTGGGATTGATTTCAACAGAACAGAAGCCTTTTTTAAAATGGCGATATTGTCTGTAGAGGACAGGCAAGATAAAGACATTATAGAGACCTTGATAACCAACTTACCGGCATTAGATTCTACTGTTATCAAGCAAGTCTACACGAACAGTAGACCAAAAATCTCAACCATGCAAGAAGTAGAGTGCCAGACCTGCGGAGCAGTTAGCCGAAGGGAGGTGCCCGCTTCATGGGCCTTTTTTCGCCCTGACCAGTCAATATATTCAGAGGGTTACTTATGAGGAAATATTCTATCTCATGAGAGAGTGCAACTTTTCCTTTACTGAAGCCTACAACTTACCTATTGGTCTTAGATCATGGTTCGTGGAAAGAACGGTCAAATATCTAACCCCACCAGATGATAAATAAATAAAATATATCCTATTTATAGTAATGCAGACTTTTGAGGAGTGAAGCAAATTGGCTTTTGATTTTAAAAACGCTTCTAATGCGGATATTCAGAAACACATCCAGGGTATAGTTGACAAAGCAGTCAAGAAAGACAGAGACTCTAGAGGTGACACAAAAGACACGAAAGAGCGATTCAAAAAGTTTTATGAAGAGGATGCTCAAAACCTGGGGACAATCTCTGAGCTATTGGAATCTATAAACGAGCAAACAAATATATATAGAAAGTCTCTACAACAACTCGGAGGCGAAGGTGCCTTTTTTGTTAAAGGTGGCCCACTGCAAGAAGGCCTGAACGCTACGATCAAAAAAATGGATGCACTCACTGCATCGCCCGAAAAGGGCGCAGAGGCATTCAAGCAGTTGACCGTACAAATAAAAAACTTTGCTCAACTGGCGAAGGCAACAGAGGACGCCCAGGGTGGATTGGCTGCTTCATTGGCCGAACAAGCAGCAGTTCTCAGTGAGCTGGGACTTAGTTATGGAAACTTTAGCAAAAACGTGGACTTTGCAATATATTCCATGGGCGAATCTCGCGGTGCAGTAGACGGCCTAAACGCCTCCTTGGTGAATCTGTCAAGCCAAATAGGAATGCTGCCGGATGACGTATCGAGAAATTTTCAAATGGTCGCGAAAAACTTAGCATATAGTTTTCAAGGAATAAAAGAACAGTTTGTGGGAATCCAAAGACTCTCAGCAGAAACTGGTGTTTCTATTGACAACTTGATGGGCAAGTTCGGACAAAGGATGGATACTATATCTGGAGCGTCCGAAATGGCTGCGAGGATTAACTCTCTTCTGGGAGAGAATGCCTTTAGTGCAACTGAGCTTCTAACAATGACAGAAGAAGAAAGAATGACATCAATCCGCAGCGCTTTGATCAACAGCGGCACCGCCGACACTGCGCTTGGTGGAGGAATAGAAGGTAAGTTTGCCTTGCAGTCTATAAATGAGGTCTTGGGATTAGGACTAGATGATACGAGAAGATTCCTTCAGGAAGGTGGACTCAAGGAAGACATCGCAGGTAAAGTGAAGGGAGACTTTGACGCCGGATCAATGGAAGGTTTCACGAAAGCAACCGACAAATCAGCTGCAGCCTTGGACGACTTTACAAATATTATATTAAGGTTTATGACACCAGCACGAGAGCAGGCGATTAGGTCAAGAAGGGAAGCACTGGAAAAACCTGGTTTCCTGCAAAGCGTCGGCGTATTCAAAAAATCCGGAGAGACTGGCACGATCAATGAAGCGATGATAAACAACCTGGGCTTTAGAGACCTTATGTTTATTTACAGGCAAGACAAG